GATTCTGAAACAGACATTATCACAATTGCACTGGGAACAAATGATGTTGTAACAACAACACTTGGCACAATGTCTGATCGTACTGTAAATACGTTTTATGGTGCATTGCATGTTTTAATTTTGGGTTTACGTAAAAAGTGGACCAATGCAAGAATCGGATTTATTTCAGCTGTACCACGCACGACATTTAGAATTATTGAGGGTGGCACAGGTCAGGCGTCATTGAAGCAAAAAGCAGTTCGTGATGTTTGTGGTTATTACTCAATACCACTCTGGGAGGGTTATAAAGAGTTTGGTTTTCATCCTGATGACAGTCCTGAATTTGTAAAATACATGTATGATGGCATTCATTTTACCGAGCTAGGCGGCAAGTGGTATGCAAATAGAGTTGAAGATTTTATTTTGAATTTAGCAAAGTAGCACCTAATCGGGTGCTTTTTTATTGCCAAAAATAGGGGGGTTACATGTCTGAACAAGCGTTAGACACATCGGCTACTGCACTTGTAGCAAGTAAAGCTGTTGGTTATGGGGGATCAGTTTCAGGCGTATTATCTGCTTGGCTTGGCTCAGTAGATATAGTTGTTTGGGTAAGTATTATTGTTGCAATTGGCGGTTTCTTAATGAACTTCTACTTTGCACGTAAGAAAGACAAGCGTGATGAATTAGAGCACAAGGCCTATATCGCATCACTTCAAATCAAGGGGAAGATAGATGTCAGCAAAGACTAAAATCATAGTAACAACATTAAGCGCATCAGCGCTTTTTTTTGCATCTTTAATTGGCTATGAGGGCTACAAATCAAAGCCATATTTAGATAGCGCTAATGTGGCAACAATCGGTATCGGGTCCACATCATACGAAAATGGTACCAAAGTCAAAATGACAGATAAGCCCATTACAAAGGAACGTGCGGTTCAAATTGCCAAGGCTCATATTTCCAAAGATGAAGTTGCATTTCGTAAATCTTTATCAGGCGTAAAACTTACTCAGACTGAATATGATGTTTACCTAGACTTTGTTTACAACTATGGCCAAGCAAATTGGAATGGCTCATCGATGCTTAGAAATCTTAAAGCAGGGCAGTATAAGCAAGCCTGTGCATCTTTACTGAAATACAAATACGCTGCCAAACGTGATTGTTCAATTCGATCTAATGGATGTTATGGGGTTTGGACACGACAACAAGATCGTTATAGCAAGTGTATAGGGGTGCAATGATGCCAATAGCCTTAATCATGTGGAAGTATAAAAAATGGATCGCAGTGGCGGTCTTTATTTTTTTATACCTGGTGCAAATTGCGTATACCAATCATCTAAGTGGAAAACTTCAAGATGCTGAACAGAAATGCACAACCAAGATCCAAAAACTTAAAGATGAGCAGCAAAAGGCATTGATCGAAAAGCAAAACAAAATAAATAAAGTGAGCGCAGATTATGAAGAGATTAAATCAGAACAACGTGTCATCACAGAAACAAAAATCCGTGAAGTGCAAAAGATCATTGAGCGTCCTGTTTATAACAATGTTTGTATTGATGATGACGGCCTGCTTATCATCAACTCACTTATCCCCGACGATTCCAGCTAATTTGGTTGTGCCTTGTCCTAAACTCTTAAAACTTGAGTCAGGGCAGGGCAAAGAAATCACGCTTTGGATCATTGATACAGTTGCTAAATACAATGAGTGTAGTGCTTTGAATGGTGCGAAAAATAAAGCCCTCCTGAGAGGGCTTTATTCATTCTTCTACCAACAATCTTATATAACTGGCTAATGCCGCAACAATAATTTCATGATCATCACTAGATTCCACAACTTCAACCATTGTGTCATCTAATCCAACGTGATTTGGAACTACAATTCCTTGTAGATCAAGATACGTCAACATCACAGATAAGCCTGTGCGCTTATTACCATCGTTAAATGCATGTGCTTTTGCGATCGCTACAGCGTACCAAGCGGCAATCTCATAAACATCATCCACATGATTATAGTGTATCTGTTGGTCTGGGCGAGCTAACGCACCCTCAAGTTCTCCTTTATCTACGCCTTCGAGTCCAGTAGTTAAAGCAAGAATTTCATCATGTACCGCAATTACAAAATCCAAATCAATTGAAGTCATATTTTGCTCACTTATTTATAAGCTAGGGCTTCAATTTCATCACGGTGTTGATTGATCACACGTCGAGCAGCCGTGCGAACTACCCGTGTAGCAGCCACTCGGTCTTCACTAAGATTGATTATCACTGGGCGAACACTTTCCGTACGTCGAACTACGACACCACTCACGTCGTCTCCACGTCGTACCTCAACAACAGCTACATTGTCTTGCTGTCTAGAAAGAGCTCTTGCCTCATTTAGCGCGTCTTGAAATCTGATCATTATTATCCCCCTCACATTATTGTCTCTATCATAAATCATTATTTGAGTATTTGAAAATAATTGTACATTTGTTCACAAGTCACCTATGAGTTATCTTGATATTATAATAATGATAAAAACCGATTGGAACGAATTTAATTTTAAAAACTGTTCATAATCAAGGATGTATCAAAGTAAGATGGTTTGCTTTTCTAATTTTACTTATTTGGCAATTGGAATTTGATGTTGAAATTAGATGGAGGGTTCTGATTTCAATTTCTAAAAGAGAAAGCGAACTTAGACAAATCAAAAACTATCATAAAAAATCATTAACTATCAAAGTAGTGTGTTACACATAAGTTACACAATGCATATCCTAGACAATAAATATTTAATATATATAATGGGTTAAGGCTTTAATTAAACTCCCGCCATCTCCACCAAATTTGTAAATCATGATCTATCACTTAGTTATACGATGTATCATGAAACTTAATAAAGCCTTGAAATTTAACAGTTTCAGGGCTTTTTTAATGCCTGAATTTCTTAGACGCATCAAAACTTATCCAGCAGATGCTCAGACTCACCACGCAATTATTATGATCATGCTTACTGGTGTTCGAGTAAGTGAGTTACTGCTAGCATGTTGGGATGAATTTGATCTAGATGAGTGTAAATGGGATATCCCCGCTGAGCGTATGAAGAATGGTTTACCCCATCGTGACCCTTAACAGACATGATGATCCATGAACTTCAGGTATTGCGCCTGACACATAATCAGGGTCTGATATTTCCAGTATTCGGACTTTGGCTGCACGTTTGAGTTTTTACCATGCAGCATCCAATGGCTCACTTATTTTTATTAGACTGAATGTTTCTTTTAACCTAAGTCATCATTGATGAAAACAATAGAAAATTATAATCAACAAGCTGAAGATTTTATACAATTAACACTTTACGTTGACATGGGAAGCTTATATCAGCTTTTTTAAAAGCAATATTCTTGATTTAGGTTGTGAGACAGGGCGCGATAGCTTGGCTTTTAAGAACAAAGGTTATTATGTTGATGCCATGAATTATTCAGAAGAACTTGTCAAAAAGGCGATGCAACTTACTGGCATTTCAGTGAGATATCAAAGTTTCTAAGATATAGGTGAGGTGGCTGTTTATGATGTATTTGTGCATGTGTATCTTCATTACATTGAGAATGTGATCTCTTAAGCAAATAAATACTTAATTTCATCAGCCAAGTATGGCAAAGTAACGCCATCCTAAAATAATGATTTTGGTTAATTTTTAACATGACCCAAGTACAGCTTCAAGAACTGCAAAAACGACTATGGAACATCGCTAATGACCTTCGCGGTAAGATGGGAGCAGATGAATTTCGTGACTATATTTTGGGTTTAATCTTCTATAAATATTTATCTGAAAAAGTCCTCAATAGTGCTAACCAAGAGCTGAAAGAAGAAGGCTTAGAGTTTACCGATTTAGATGCCGAGAATGAAGAGCATCAAGAATTCTTAGAAGCACTCAAGCAAGAAAGCCTTGAGAACATGGGTTTCTTCTTAGAGCCAACTCAGTTGTTCCATACACTCGCAGATCGTGCTAGAAACAATGAGTTTATTTTGGATGAACTGATCCAAACTTTAAAAGCGATTGAACAAAGCACATTGGATGCTGAGTCATCAGAAGACTTTGCTCATCTGTTTGAGGACATGGATCTTACTTCGACCAAGTTAGGCAACAATGCGACTGATCGAAATGAGTTGATTTCTAAAGTCCTTGTGCATTTAGATGCCATTGATTTTGATATTTCAAATACTGAAGCCGATGTACTGGGTGATGCTTACGAATACTTGATTGGTGAGTTTGCGTCTGGTGCAGGTAAGAAAGCAGGTGAGTTCTATACACCTCAAACCGTTTCAACTTTGCTTGCTCGTATTGTGACGCTTGGCAAAGACCGCTTACGTAGCGTATATGACCCCACCTGTGGCTCGGGTTCTTTATTACTTCGTGTTAAGCGTGAAGTCGGAAACAATGTCGATGCGATCTACGGTCAGGAAATGAATCGTACTACTTACAACTTGGCGCGAATGAACATGATTCTGCATGATGTTCATTTTTCTAAGTTTGACATTAAGCAGGAAGACACCTTAAAGAAACCACAGCATATGGACATGAAGTTTGATGCAATAGTAGCAAACCCTCCATTTTCAGCAAAATGGTCTGCTGATCCATTATTTTTAAGTGATGAGCGTTTTAAATCTTTTGGTAAGCTTGCCCCAAGCTCTAAAGCAGATATGGCATTTGTTCAGCATATGCTATATCACCTAGATGATGAAGGGACGCTTGCGATTGTGTTACCGCATGGGGTGTTATTCCGTGGTTCAAGCGAAGGGCATATTCGTCAGCATTTGATTGAAAAGATGAATGTGGTGGACGCTATTATTGGTTTACCTGCCAATATTTTCTATGGCACAACTATTCCGACTTGTGTGTTGGTATTGAAGAAAAACCGTGAGCATAAAGAAAATATCCTGTTTATTGATGCGAGTAACGAGTTTGAGAAACAGAAGAATCAAAACAAGTTATTGCCTGAACATTTAGATAATATTTTGGGTGCATTTGAAAACCGTCAGGATATTGAGAAATACGCTAAGGTTGCGACGTTGCAGGAGGCGAAAGAGAACGATTACAACCTAAATATTCCACGTTATGTGGATACCTTTGAGGCGGAAACTGAGATTGATTTAAATACGATTGCGAAACAACTTCAAGCCTTAGAAGTAGAAAGCCAAAAGACCGATGCGGTGATTACAGGGTACTGCGAAGAGCTAGGGATTGATTCTCTGTTTGTGGAGGTGAAGTAATGACTACGCCTAAGTTACGGTTTAAAGAGTTTGATGGGGATTGGAGTGCATCGAATTTAGAAAAAACTACTGAATACTTTAAGGGGTTTGCTTTTAAGTCAGAATCATACAAAGAAGATGGCGTTCGTATCATCCGAGTATCTGATTTAGATAAGGATTCTATCAAATATCAAAATGAAGCTATTTTTTTAGATAAAACTGAAGCTCAAAATTATCTAAATTGGGAAGTTAAGAAAAAAGATATTATTGTTACTACTGTTGGATCAAAACCTCATTTAATAGATTCTGCCGTTGGGCGTCCAATTTTTGTTAAAAATGATAATGAAGGTTTGCTAAATCAAAATCTATTAGTTTTGCGTCCTAAAAATGAAAATATATATGCTTATTTTATATTTTCTCAGCTTCTTGATAAAAAATATTTAACTCATATTGAAACTATTCAACGTGGTAATGCCAACCAATCAAATATTACTGTGAAGGATTTACAGGAATTTCAAGTTTTTCAAACATCCAAAGAAGAGCAAACCAAAATAGCCTCTTTCCTTTCCGCTGTGGATGAGAAGATTAGCCAACTATCCCAAAAACATGAACTGCTTAGCCAATATAAACAGGGCATGATGCAAAAGCTGTTTAGTCAGCAGATTCGTTTTAAAGCGGATGATGGTAGTGAGTTTGGGGAGTGGGAAGAGAAAAAAATAAGAGAACTTTTTATTGAAGTTAAAGATAAAGTTTTAGATCAAGATATTGAAACATATAGTATTACTGCGGGAAAAGGCTTTGTAAGCCAAGCAGAAAAATTTGGTAGAGATATCTCAGGTCAACAAAATAGCAATTACATTGTTTTAGAAAAAAATGATTTTTCTTATAACAAAGGTAATTCTAAAACCTATAAGTATGGTTGTGTTTATTTAAATGAATTTGAGCACGCGATTGCTGTGCCAAATGTGTTTATTAGTTTTAGGGCAAAAACTATTAATCGAATCAACCAAAAATTCTATGCAAAGCTATTCGAATTTCATTACTTAGATAGACATCTTAGATTACTTATTTCAAGCTCAGCACGTATGGATGGTTTATTAAATGTCAGTAAAGAAAGTTTTTTTGATATAAATGTTCCATGCCCGTGTGTAGAAGAACAAGCCAAAATCGCTAATTTCCTATCTGCTATTGACCAAAAATTAGAAAAGGTCGCTCAGCAAATCGAAGAAACTAAACAGTGGAAGAAAGGTCTGTTACAGCAAATGTTTGTATAAAGTAAAAGCAGTATTGAGCGATCTCAATACTACTTTTTTATTGAGATATGGTCATGAACAACATAGAACAAAAAACTGAAACATTAAGCCAAAATCTGCAAGATTGGCTTCAAAAGCATTTTGGTAATAAAGATATTACGCAGTATAAAAATTTGGCTTTGAGTCTGATTTTCTACAAATTTCTATCTGATCAACATGAGCAATTTGCAAATGAAAATTTAGGCAGAGAAATTACGTACAGTTCTTTAGGTGAGCATCAGCATGAAGACCTTATGATTGCTCTAAAAGAAGAGGCGAAAGACTCTTTAGGATATTTTGTTGCGCCAAAATATTTGATAGGTTCATTTGCTCAGGCTTATAGCAATAATAATGAATACTATTTTTTAGAGGTTTTTGATCAAGCAATTTTTCAATTTCAGCAAAATTTGACAGAACAATCCCTTCAAGTGTTTGATGGATTGTTGAGTGATATAGATACAAGAAGTGCATTACTAGGTGGCACAGGTACAGCTAGAAATCAAGCATTGGGTTCAATGCTAGTCGACTTGAACTCGATGGACTTCTATCTTCACGATAATTCTAAAATATTAGGCAAGGCTTTTTTTAGCATCATTGAATTCATGGCAATGAGCCTAGGAAAAAAGAAAGGCGATTTCTATACGCCTGCTCATGTATCAGAATTGATGGCAAGTATTGTCCATACAGAAAAAAGCCGAGTTCTTAACCTTTATGACCCAACCTTTGGATCTGGATCCTTATTAATTAAGACCGACCAAACATTAGATTTTGTCGATCAAATCTATGGGCAAGATATAATCGATGGTAATTTAAAAACGGCGCGTATGAATTTTCTAATCAATGGATATCATTATTCAAAATTAAAATTAGACAGCGACGATACTTTAGAAAAGCCAAAACATCTGGATATGAAATTTGATGTGATTGTTTGCAATCCTAAATTTTCGCAAACTTGGAATAATAATGAGGCTAAAAAACATGATCCAAGATTTGCAAACTATGGCAAGCTTGCTCCAAAGTCAAAAGCAGACTTGGCTTTCATCCAACATATTGTTTATTCACTTGAAGAGGATGGAATAGCAGTCGTGCTGATCCCTCATGGTGTTTTATTTAGAGGAGATTCAGAAGGTACTATTCGTAAATATCTGCTTGAACGTCTGAATTGTATTGATGCTGTGATTGGCTTAGCGAAAGATCTCTCACCTGTAATTGATACTGAAGTTGCTATGCTGGTATTAAAGAAGAACAGAAAGCCTAAAGACAAAATATTGTTTATCAATGCCAAAGAGTTTTATGAAAAGCAGAAAGCTTTCAATATTATTTCGCCAGAGCAAATTGCGGAAATTACAGATATTTATAAAACTAAAGCGATTATCCCTAAAATTTCTGAGTATGTAGAATACTCAAAAATTGTAGATCATGGTTACAACCTCAATATTCCACGCTATATTGACTTGTTTGAGCCTGAATCTGAAGTCGATATCGATGAAGTGGCTATTAGGCTCGAAAAAATAGATGAAAATTTAGAGCAGATTGATTTGGATATTAGAAAGTATTGCGATGAGCTAAGTGTTCGGTATCCATTTAAAATTTGATTATTAAATATAGAAAAAGGAGGCAAAAATGCAAATTGAATTAGATTGGTATGAACCAATAGAGCTAGGTAGTTCAAGTACATTAAAAGAGAATGTTAAGAACTTTGACTTTTCGTTACTTCCTGAAATCTCAGGAGTCTATATTTTTTATAGAGAATATGGGGGATATCAAGAAGCTCTGTATGTTGGGAAGTCTGAAAATATTCGCACAAGAATGAAGTCTCACTTTAATAGCATTAAGTTAATTGATGGCCTTATAGATACACCTAAAGGTCAAAAAAAGTTAATCTTTGCTGAAGTCAAAAGTCGTTCAGATTTAGCAAAAGCATTAGCTCAAGCTGAAAAAGGATTAATCAATCAATTAGATGACGAAAAGCATCCTTTACTTAATCGTAAGCTAATGAAGGATCAATACGATTTTATTATTTCTAAAGGAAATCCATTAAGCATTATTGATGAAGAGATAGCCGTATTTTCTAGCAAGGTCTAATTTTATTATCACTGCACGGTAATAATCATGCAGTGAAATTGTCTTTATTTTTTAGATATAACCAGTCAGGGTGAATCACAACAGTTTTGATACCATTACTATGCACTGCTCGATAATTAGGTTGTAACCTATCGTCTTTTGAAATATAGAATCGAGCAAATGCCTTTAGATTAATCACATAGTCAAACATTTCATGTTCTTCTAGATCTAATGTTTTTTTAGATGATTGAGTGGATTATGAGAACTTTCACGTCCTAATCGGAAACTTACAAGGTTAGTTTTTCGATTCTTTTGTTGGAATGAATATAACTTTTTCTGTTAGTAAATAAAAACAATCACTATATTTTGATCAAAAATCGCCATAGACCTCTCGCTGTATATGAAATGCGTTAAATTAGTGCTATTTTAACATTTTAAAATGATGTAAATCATTACATTATAATGACTAGAGAAGAGATGGAAGCGTGGGTACACAAGTAGAACTTGAGCTGGAAAATAACTTCATTCAACAACTTGAAGGGTTAGGCTATGAACGAGTGATGTTACGGACAGAAAAAGCATTAGTCGATAACTTAAAACTGCAAATCCAGAAGCTCAATCAAATCCATCATGTTTTTTCAGAACAAGAGTGGAAACAGGTTTGGCATTACCTTACGAAAGAAACATCTGTCTTTAGTAAAGCACAATTGTTGCGTGATCGTTTCCCACTAAAATTCGATGATGGTACGGTCAAGCATCTATCTTTTCTTGGTGAAAACGCGATAGAAAATATCTACCAAGTTTCTAATCAAATTGTATCAAATCATTCTGCCTTGAATGGTAAAACGAGTCGTTTTGATGTCACTTTATTGGTGAATGGATTTCCGCTTATACAAGTCGAGTTAAAACGCCGTGGAGTAGAGATCCAACAAGCATTTAAGCAAACCATTGAATATGCAAAATCAGCCTATAAAGCAGGTGATGGTTTATTTGGTTATATCCAGTTTTTTGTGATTAGTAATGGTGTCAACTGCTTGTACTATGCCAACGGCACCAAAAATATCGAATTTGCATTCCCGTGGGCAGATGAAAATAATAAAAATATCAACGATCTTACTGAGTTCACTAAAGCCTTCCTAAATCCGACACACGCCTTTAAGATGTTGTCACAGTACATTGTGTTACATCACTCCGATCAATTTTTGATGATCCTGCGTCCGTATCAAATTTATGCCATCGAACGCATGGTTGAACATGTCAAAACATCTAAAGAAAATGCTTATATTTGGCATACCACTGGCTCAGGTAAAACCTTAACCTCGTTTAAGGCAAGTCAGTTACTGATTAGGAATCCTGAGATTCGTCGCATAATTTTTGTCGTTGACCGTAAAGATTTAGATGAGCAAACCTACACTGAATTTAATGCGTATAGAGAAGGTTCTGTGGATAGCACCAACAACACTGCCAACCTCATTAAGCAATTACGCTCCTTAGATAATCGTTTAGTGCTGACTACTATTCAAAAGCTGAATAATGCGATTACCAAAGACCGCCATCAGAAGGAGATGGCAGATTTACAAGATGAAAAAGTGATTTTTATTTTTGATGAATGTCATCGTAGCCAGTTTGGTGAAACACATCAGAACATCAAACGCTTCTTTAAAAATGCTCAAATGTTTGGTTTTACGGGGACACCAATTTTTGATAAAAATGGTTTAAAGAAATCGGGAGAGAAATTTACGACTGAATTTTTATTTCCTAAACGCTTGCATGAATATCTCATTGTGGATGCAATTACCGATCGCAATGTGCTTCCTTTCCAAATTGACTATTGGGGAAAATATAGCACCACAAGTGAAACTGATAGTAATGAAAAAGTTGAGGAAATTGATAGCAAAGAGTTATACGACAATCCTGAACGCTTGGAAAAAATTGTTCGTCATATATTGAGTATCCATGATAAAAAAACTCGTAACAGAGAGTTTTGTGCCATGTTCTGTGTGAGTTCAGTTGAAAATCTCATTCAATACTACGAACTGTTTGAAAAAGTCCAAGCTGAAATGGTAGAAGACGCAGAAAGAAACAAGACCTATTTCCAACCAATTTCAGTGCGAACAATTTTCTCATTTGGTGTAGAAGAACAGGATCAGCAGAATACCGCAGATGAAATAGAAGCAGGTATGATCGCTGAAGAACCAGTGGATGCCCCAAATACTGTAGATGAGTCAAGAAAGGCAAAACTCGACAAGTATATTGCCCAATACAATGAAATCTATGGTTCAAGTTACAATACAACAGATAGCTTCTATGAGTACTATCAAAATCTTGGTAAGCGAGTGAAATACTTTAACATCAAGTATGAGAAAGATGAGCAGATAGACTTACTTCTTGTTGTGAACATGTTCCTGACAGGATTTGATTCAAAACCATTGAACACGATCTATGTAGACAAAAACTTAAAATACCATGGTTTGATTCAGGCATTCTCACGCACCAATCGTGTTTATAAACCTTCAAAGCCATTCGGAAATGTGGTTTGTTATCGAAACTTAAAGCAAGCAACGGATAAGGCATTACGTTTGTTCTCTGATAAGAAACCATTCAGTAGTGTAACCATACCTGAAATGAGTGTGTTCTTAGAGGAGTATGAAACCGCTGTAGCACAGTTGAAAACACTGACTCCAAATTGTCAGGATGTAGATGATTTAAAACTTGAAGCTGAACAATTGAAGTTCGTAGAAACATTCAGGGAAGTTCTACGTTTGAATAACCTACTCAATATGTTTACTGAGTATGACAAAAACACAGCGCCAATCACTGCTCAAGATTTAGAGGATTATAAAGGTAAATACAAAGACTTATATAATCGTATTAAACAGCCATCTGATGATAAAGAGAAAGTCTCAGTCCTAGAGGATATAGACTTCCAATTGGAACTTGTACATAACGACCGAGTGAATCAAGATTACATTATGGCACTGCTTGGGTTGATTGTGACCGCATCGAGTCAAGCGCAGAAGGATCAACGTAGAAAAGAGTTGATAGATATGCTGAGTAATGATGCCAAGATGTACAACAAAAAAGACCTGATCGAAAAATTCATCAATGAACAATTACCAAAGATGATCACAGGGCAAACGGTGAAGCAGGCATTCTCTACATTTTGGGATGCAGAAAGAGCGCAAGCCTATGAAGGGTTCTGTCGAGATGAACAGTTGAAAAAGTCTGAGTTTGATAGAGTGGCTGATAACTTTAATTTCACAGAGCGTCTTCCATTGCCGCATGAAATTAAAGAATTACCTATTCAAAAACCACCATTGCTAAAGCGTAATCTTTATTTCGCAGAGTTGCATACAAAGACATCTGAACTATTAAGTCACTATAGTTTGAAATTGTAAAAAAATGAATGCTGTGACAGGACTCAAGTCAGCCGAGGTATTTCTCGGGTGAAGGCTGTGAAAAAGTCGCTTTATGATGAACATCTTGAATGAATATTGAAAAAACATGACCGCAGCAACTGCAATGTTAGAGTCGAGAGTAATCTCATTAAAAGAACTGTATCAACAGCATTTGAGTATTCCTGATTATCAACGTCCTTATAAGTGGACAGAGAAGCATGTTAGAGTGCTGTTTGATGACCTAGATTATTTTATTGCAGGGATTACAGCGAAGAACCGTGATGATGAACGTTATAAGTATCGCTTAGGGACAATTGTTCTGCATAGTAATGTGATCTTCCATCCTAAAAAATCTGCTGACCTTTATAAGTACTCTCTCGAACAGATTGTTCAGCATAAACTGCCAAAAGTTAAAAAAGATATCGTAGATGGTCAGCAACGGACATTAACTTTTTATTTAATTTGGCATGCTTTACAAGCGAGAAAAGATCAACTCAATAAGTTGGATTTGCCTGATTTTGGTTTAGATATTCCTGCTTGTCGCATTAGCCAAGAAAATTTACGTCGAAATTATGATGTGGTTGAAAAGCTGATCGATAAGCCACGCTCAATGCCGTTAGAAGAATATGTTGATACTCTTTTAAGTAAATGTGAGTTCGTAATAGTTGAGCTAAGCAAGCTATCTGAGGCTTTCCAGTTCTTTGATTCACAGAATTCGAGAGGATTAGACCTACATCCACATGATTTGTTGAAAGCATACCATCTGCGAGAATTTGATCCATCAGAAGCAGAGTTAAAAACAAAAGCCGTTCAGCAATGGGAGCAAAGGAATGAAAAGGAAGTCCATCGAATATTTTCTCATTTCCTGTATCCCATCAGACAGTGGACGAAAGGGGAAAAGGCATTTCACTTTGGCAAAGCACAGGTGGAGGGGTTTAAAGGTTTGTCACTGCATCAGGAAGATCAGTTTCCACTGAGTCAGTCATATCGTATCTTGCACAGCATGGTCGATGAGTACAACAGTGATCGCTTCCGCAAGGTAGATAACATACATTTGGCTTACCCATTTCAAATCACCCAAACTATGATCAATGGGAGACGCTTTTTTGAATGGTTTAGCCATTATGAAAGCAAAGCTTTAGAATTGCTTCCTCTACAAAGTTATGATGCTTGGGTCAAACCATTATTAACCACATCAATGTCGAAAAAAATTTGGAATGTCATCAATGGTGTTGCCTTGACTGAAAATCATAAAGATTATGATTATTCAGGCAGAACAAGAACAGGTGATGGCTATGTTCGGAAAATGCTTAATGCTTTTCTGCTAGCTTACTATGATCGCTTTGGTGAGGTGGAGTTTTCGAGTGCTTTGGGGATAGGGTTTATTTGGGCATACAGTATACGCCTTAAGCAATCTAGCATCTATGAATCTAGTATTGAGAACCATGTGATAGGGCAAAATCTTTTTAGGCGTTTGGATCAATCACTACGACCAAAAGATTTCTTTAATTTTTCCTTGAATATCTATATTGATGTTAGCCAAACAAGTAAAGCCAAAGGTATTGAAAAATTGTTCAAAGAAATGAAATACATGGCGGAGTAAGAATAATGTCTATAGAGCAATCAAAGCCATATACTATTTTAGAGTTACTTAGCGAGGATGTGAATTATCAAATCCCTGTGTATCAAAGAAATTATGCTTGGGGACGACCGCAGATCCGAGCATTAATACAGGACATCTATGACTATTACCTGAAGTCTAGGTCAGGTATTGAAAACTATTATATCGGTAGTTTAGTCGTAGCCAAAAAAGACAATCACTTTGAAGTGTTAGATGGACAACAACGATTTACGACATTAAATCTTATAGCTTTATTTTTAAAATCTAAACTTAACAATCCGAAAATACATCAATTTAATTATATACGATTAAGTTTTGAAAGCCGTGAAAAGTCAGCAATCCTATTGGATTCATTATGGAAATTCTTTAGTGATCAATTCCTTGAAAAAAACATAGATAGATTGAATATAGAGTATGGGGATCACTCTATTCTGAGAGGCTATCGAATCATTGCTGAAGAGTGTTTGAAGATAGTCCAGAGAAATGAGCTTGAAAAATTTGCAGACTATTTGTTGGATCACGTCATTATTTTACGCACCATGATTCCAGAGCTTGCAGATGTAACGCATTACTTTGATGCTCTGAATAACCGAGGAGAACAGTTAGAAGCACACGAAGTCATTAAGGCTCATTTTCTCAGTCTATTAAGTACGGATGATGATCGTTATCTTGTTCATCAGGTATGGTCTGCATGTCAGGATATGTACAAATATGTTGCTTATGGTTTTGATGTGGTACAGAGAAAGCAAATATTCGGTGCTTCGTATCATGATTGGGCAACCAATAATTATAATGCGCTTAAGAGATGCCTGACAGTTGAAAATACCTCGAAAGACTCTGATTCAGAAGGTAAAATCTCATATGGAGCTAAGCTTAATTTAGCAGAAATTTTAAAACTTGATGTGGTTCCTGTTAATCAAAAACACATAGATGAAGAGTCTAGTGAACGTTTCACAAGCATCATTGATTATCCAAACTTCCTGATGCAAGTTTTGAAAATTTATGTCAAAACGTATGTGAAAGATCGTAATCCAAGTTCCATTGCACTCGATGATAAGACTTTATTAGAGAGCTTTAAAAAAACGATTGTCGACGCGAGTCATGCAAAAGACTTTATTTATCTACTTTTGAAAATACGTTATTTATTTGATCTGTATGTCATCAAACGTGAGAATAGTCTCCAGCACAAAGGCTGGTCTCTAAAAAAACCAAAATACTACAGTTCTGGGAATGTGAATTATGTAAATACATTTTCCAAGACAACGCAAGAAGAGGGACATGAGTTAGCACTAGACGGTGATCAAAGAAACCTAGTAATGCTTTTATCCGCATTTCATGTTTCCTACCCGACCCATGCACGTAAGAACTGGTTATTCAGTGTTTTGAATTGGCTCGTTGATCATAGTCAAAATATCAGTTTAGAAGCTTATTTTACATATGTAGAAAATTTAGCACGAACGTTGATCAAGAAGCGCTACTTGAGTTCAGTACCACAAGACTATGAAAGTTTCATGTATGCTGACAAATTTGATTGCGATATGGTAGTGACTGTACAAGATATTGCAGTACATTTTAGCTATGGGAAGATTCCTTACTTCTGTTTTAACTATTTAGATTACGTTTTATTGAAGAAGGGAAAAGGAAGCCATACTAAGTTTTACTTTAGTTATAAGGATTCTATTGAGCACTTTTATCCACAGAACCCAAAGGTAGGTAAACCTTTATCAGAGGAATCAGTGTTACATAGTTTTGGTAATTTAGGTTTGGTCAATCAGAGTGAAAATTCTACTTTAACTAATGACATGCCGATCCAAAAAGCAAGTTGGTTAAGGAAGTATACAAAAGTACCAACCAGCTTGAAGTTAGAGTTGATGATGCAGGTGGTCGAGAAGAATGGATCTGACTGGAATACCGAGAGTATAGAAAAACATCAGCGTGAAATGGTAAAGTTACTAATAGAAGATTTAAACAGAAAAGTATGTTCTTAGTGGCATGCTTTTTATTATGTATACCTTTTAGTGTATTAAATTCAATTAAATCTTAAAAAAATAAAATAAAAACAATAATTAGG